AGATGGTGCTGCGGCTGTTTGAGCAACGGGTTAAAAATGCTTGAAAAACAAATCGAACGCTACCTCGTTGATCGCGTCAAAGCGCTCGGCGGTGTGGCTTACAAATTCACCAGCCCCGCGCACCGTGGTGTGGCTGACCGCATCGTGTGCTTACCTGACGGCCAGACATGGTTCGTTGAGGTCAAGACCGAAGGCGGCAGGCTGTCGCCCTTGCAGAAGGTCTTCATGTCGGACATGGCACGCATGAAGCAGAACTACGTTTGCCTGTGGAACAAAGAACAAATTGATGGGTGGCTCAATGAAGTTGCGTGACTATCAAGAGCAGGCGGCTGACTTCCTGTACGAACACGACCGCGCCATGATCTTGGCACCCGTGGGCGCAGGCAAGACAGCCATCACATTGACGGCCATGCAGGACATGCTGGCGGCGGGCGTGGTTAAGCGCTTCCTAGTGCTGGCCCCCAAGCGCGTCTGCACCGACGTGTGGCCGGTCGAGCAACCGAAATGGGCACCTAGCTGCACGCTGGCCGTGGCCGTCGGCACGCCAGCGCAACGGGCGGCAGCGCTCGGCGGCGGCGCGCAGATCATCGTGACCAACTATGACAACATTCAGTGGCTGGCGACGCAGAACCTGGCGCACATCGACGGCATCGTTTACGACGAGTTGACCAAGCTGAAGAACCCGTCAGGCGCTCGGTTCAAGGCGCTGAACAAGGTCATCGATCCCATAGCCGTGCGCTGGGGCTTGACCGGCTCGTTTACCAGCAACGGCTTGGAGGACGTGTTCGGCCAGTGCAAGATCGTGGACCAGTCGCTGCTGGGCCGCAGCAAAGGCGCGTTCCAGCAGCAGTACTTCATCCTGATCAACAAAGAGTATGGTGACTGGGCACCGCGGCCTGGCTCACTGGCGCAGGTGATGGAGCGCATCAAGCCGGCCACGTTCCTGCTGGAGCCAGGCGAGTACAAGGACAAGCTGCCGCCGCTGAACACGGTTGAGTTGCGCTGCGACATGGACATGACGGACTACAACACCATGAAGAAGGACTTTGTGCTGAACGACGTGGTGGCCGTCAACGCGGCTGTCGTGACGCAGAAGCTGCAACAGATGGCCAGCGGGTTCCTGTACACCGACAACGGCCCTATCTGGCTGTCGCCGCACAAGTTCGACCGGCTGGAAGACTTGCTGGCCGAGAACCAGCAAGCCAACACTCTAGTGGTTTACATCTACCAAGAGGAACTGGCCGAACTCAAGCGCCGGTTTCCGCACGCGCAAACGCTGGACGACGCCAACGCCATTGAGCGCTGGAACGCCGGCCAAGTTGAGTTGCTGCTGGTGCATCCAAAGTCAGCCGGCCACGGCCTGAACTTGCAGCACGGCGGGCACCACATCGTGTTCTTGTCGCTGCCGTGGTCGATGGAACTCTACGAGCAGACTATCGGGCGGCTGCACCGCAGCGGCCAGAAAAACGCGGTCTGGTGCTACATCATGCTGACGCACAAGACGGTTGACGAGAAGATATGGGGGGCGCTACACGACAAGCGCACATTGTCGGACATTGCATTGGAGGCTTTGAAATGAAACGAGTGGATTTATGGAAGGCGCAGCTAAAGGCGGCGCGGGCTGAGTTGAGGATACGAAGCAGAGAGGCGAACGCGGCGGCGCGCACTGTCGCCAGGCTGACAAAAATCATAATTGAACTAGAAAGGAAGATAGATGACTACTTGGCGAAGTCTTAACGCAGAACTGCGAACACTGGACGAGGCGCGGGTGCTGGAGATGCTGATGGAGGAGCGCAACAACCAGCGCCGCGTGTCGGTCTTGCAGCGCCTGCACCAGCGCTACAACACACTGCGGGTCAGCCGCGAACGCATTGAATTACTACAGGAGGCAAAACAACCATGAACATCAAAGACATCTTCAAGACCATCAGCCCAGCGGAGGCCATCGCCGCCGAGCTGGCCGAGGCTGAGCACGCGCTGCTGCGGGCCGAGACTGGCGTGGAGTACGCCCAGGCGCTGGTGACGTACAACAAAAACCGCGTGAAGCGCCTTAAGGCGTATCTGGTCCCAACAGAGGAGAAAGCATGATTAAGATCGACAAGGACATCCCGCCGCCAATGACCAAGCTCATCGGCGCAACGCTGAACAAGCTGCAAGTAGGCGAGAGCTTTCTCATTGAGGAAGTTGATGAGTCCGTGCGCAGCGCTTTGTACCGCAAGTGCCGTGAGCTGGCCGCTGAGGGCAAGATGTTTACATCTATGTTGGAAGAAGACGGCGGCGTCCGTACATGGAGGCTTGCATGAAGAAACTACATTGCACTGCTGCGCTAGTCGCAGCCCTCGTGTCGGGGTCAGCTTCTGCCCAGATGTTGGACGGCAACAAGCTGCTAGAAATCTTCAAGAAGGCCGAGACCTCCGGCAACCATGTCGATTGGGGCATGAGCCGTGGTTATGTAGCCGGTGTCTATGACTCTAACATCGGGGTTAACTTCTGCTCTCCCGGTTCCATGACACTTGGTCAGTTATCCGACATGGCTAAGAACTATCTTGAGGCCAACCCAGCGGTGCGGCATCTGCCCGCCGAGTCGATCATTGTTTACTACATGAGCAAGACATGGCCTTGCGCTAAGAAAGGAAGTGGCGTATGACTGAAGACATGATTAAAGACAGCCGCAAGGTCAAGCCCTACCCTGCTGTCCCCGCCGATGTCGAGCCAGTGCCGGAGGAGTGGCAGTCGGCTGGGACGGTGATGATCTTCTGCATTCTTGGCGTGCTGGCGGTGATCTGCTTGGCGATTTTCTTTACTGGCGTTTGGGTTTGGAGTTTGCTGATATGACCAAACTAGACGCACTACGCATTCTCAAGCTGCTGTCGGCACTTGAGTCATGGGCATTCAGCACGAAGAACCCACTGCCACCTTTTGTTGACGCCGAGTTAATTGAAGCAATGGCTGTGCTGGAGAAGATTGTTTTGAAGGAGGGGAAATGAAACAAGAAGACATTATCCGCATGGCGCGGGAGTGCCACCACCGCTACAGCGAGTGGAACATTGACATTGAACGCTTCGCCGCCCTTGTCGCCGCAGCAGAGCGTGAGGCGTGTGCGAAGGTGTGTGAAGAACTTGGCATGGCGACCAATGGGATACACGGGCGTAACCATGAGTGTGCCGAAGCCATCAGAGCAAGGGGACAAGCATGACCGAAGCTGACAAAGAGCTTGCAGAACAAGCCGAGTACGAAGCTGGCCGAGTCTTGCACGCGGCTTGGTACAGCGTTGGGCGCGCCATCGCTCCACCTTTTGCGTTGATTGACAAGTTTGATCGGATGCGCTGGATTGAGACTGCAAAAATCAGCAATGCGTACGAGCGCGAGGCGTGTGCGAAGGTGTGTGAGACAACAGCGCCAAGTCAGATCAATGGATATGAGTGTGCCGCCGCCATCCGAGCAAGGAGCGAGACATGAACGAACGCGACAAAGCGTTGTACCGACAAGCTACCGGAAAAGAATGGGCGTACGACTTCGACATTTATACAGCTGAAAAGTTCGCTGACCTTATCCGTGCTGATGAGCGTAAGAAAGTGTTGACGGAAGAACGCATACGAATCCAAACACGCGTAGATACTTTTAAGACTGCAATTGAATTGCTCAAAGCAAAGAATGCCGAGCTTGCCGCGGCCCTCCGAGTAAGAAAACAAGCATGACTGACAAAGAAGTACTGAAGCTGGCGCTGGAGGCGCTGAAAAACGCTGATGAGCGTGAAACATATGTAATGGAAAAAGATCGGCGGCGCGGTCTCAGTAATCTTTTCTTAGACCCTCAAATTGTGGTGGCCGTTAATTTTTTCTTACTTGCTTGCGTATTGGAGTACACATGACCAAAGACGAAGCACTGAAGTTGGCGAAAGTTTGTATACAGGCATCACTTGAGTACAAGCGAGGCAACGCAACTGCTGTTGAGGCTGTCGAAGACATTGATACCATGCTGGCACAGCCAGAAGACTCGACCGATCTAACCATTGCGTACATGGCTGGGCTGCATGACGGAAAGAAGCAGGAACGGGCGCTCTGGACGCTGACTAAGCTGGGGCAGGAGATTGAGGCGGGCACGCCGAAGATTGGCTGCGTCCAGCACGATTGCGATGAATGCAAAGCACGTCAGCAGCGCCCGTGGGTAGGGCTGACGGAGGAGGAGATTCGAGATTGCTACAAGGCAACTTACGCGGTGTTTCAAGGAAGGCTGCTTGAGGTCACGTTTGCCCGAGCCATCGAAGCCAAACTCAAGGAGAAGAACACATGACCAAAGACGAAGCACTAAAGCTGGCGCTTGAGGCCATTGAAGAATTGCGTTACAGCAGCTCGACATTCAAGTCAGACAAGCTATCGGCAGAAGCCATTGCTGCCATCAAAGAAGCTTTGGCAGAGCCAGAGCATGGGTCACTGGCGTATGCCGGTGTAAGGGTGTGGATGGGCAATCAAAATATTGTGCATGGTTTACACAAACAGAACCTCACAATTCAATTGACCCTTGGATGTTGATTGAACTTAATGCAATAAAGTGCGTTGAGTTGTTAAAAAGGAATAACACATGAATGACGGTGGCAAAGGAAGTTTACCAAGGCCAATAGAAATCAGCCGCTCTGATTTTGTGGCCCGATGGGATCAAATTTTTTCCCCAAAGTGTCCTCGATGCAATAAAATTCTGGGTGACAAATCTCACATTCACACTTGCACCCCGACAGAAATAAAAGATGGCACAGAAAAAGACAATACACACGATTCAGAGCCTGTATGACCGATGCGTAGAAGAAGGCGAATGCTGGAACTGGACAGGCTATTTTGCGAATGGTTGTCCTTATGTCAACCATGAAGGCAAAGTCCAATCAGTCAGGAAAGTGATGTCTTTTTTGTCCGGCAAGCAGCCAATGCCTGGCGCAAAATTCTTTGCAGCTAGTTGCGGCAATTCACAGTGCGTCAATCCGGCGCATGTTGTGTCTAGGTCGCCATCAATACATGGCACGGCAATGGCAAAGAAAGTCAATCACCTAGCAATACCTCGATTGATCAAGTTGCAAAAAGTTAGCCGCGCAAGGGAAGCATCGAAATTGACTAGAGAATTGGCTGATCAAATCTTTGCGGATGACCGATGCAACAGAAGAATTGCCGATGATTACAAGATCAGCGCGTCAATGGTGTCAAACATCAAATTGGGGAAATCATGGAAAAATCTATCAGCGACAACGAACCCGTGGGTCAGCCTAATGCGTTGAGCATTCAAGTCGGTGGCGACCATTACAAGAATCTTGCAATCCAGCCAGCCGAATACATCTATGCCAACAACATGGGATTTTTCGAAGGAAATGTGCTGAAATATATTAGCCGGTGGAAGCAGAAGAATGGCATTGCAGACTTGCAAAAAGCCAAGCATTACATTGATCTTTTAATCGAACTAGAAAGCAAAAAATGAATTACGAAATGGTGGAAATTAATGTGATTCGTTGGGCCGAACAAAGAAAAATTATTCCCCGAGCCACGGCAGCATCGCAGCTTATGAAGGCCGTGACCGAAATGGGCGAACTGGTGGATGCCGAACTCAAAGACAACATGCCTGAAATCAAGGATGCTGTTGGGGATGTGATGGTTTGCCTAATCAACTATTGCGCCCTCAAAGACATCAGCTTGGTGAAGTGTCTTGAAGGCGCGTATGAAGAGATCAAAGACCGCAAGGGCACTCTCATGCCCAATGGCGTTTTCGTCAAGGATTGAGGATAGTGGTGGCGACTTGGATGTGCTTGATCCGATCAACCAGGCCAATCACGCCACCATTAATCTTTTTGGTCATGCTTTCATAATCCTTGGAATCAGCCTCTTTGTTGAGGTTTCGCTTATTCCAGTACCAACCGGCGGTTAAAACAGCGTACAGAGGCTCCAAGACCTTCTCAGGGGTGTTTATGAAGTCAGTCCTGAGTGCATCACCGGCCAGCGTGTAGTTGGTCTTGCCGGTCAACTGGATCACGCCACGGCCAATGTATTTCCAGCCATCGCCTTCCTCAGTGTTGCCCATCCGGCCAGCATAGACCTTGTTGGCGATCTTCTCAGGGTTTCGATGGTAGGGTTCAGCGTCTTGCAAGGTCGGAAACCGGCTGGGCCACACACGGCAGAGAGCCTCTTTTGAGTAGTTCAGATTTTCTTGCAGGGTCTTAAAGTTGCCGGACTCATGCTGGCACTGGCCGATGAACGCAGCCTGGCGCAAAGGCGTGTTGATCTCATAGCGGTTAAATGCGGCCATCAGCGGCTCAAGCCATTGGGCATCAATGTCCATTGCTGCAAGTTGATCTGCGGTCATTTCATGGCTTTCTGTAGGGCAGTTGTTTTGTCTTGGCTGGATTTGCTGGAGCCGAAATAGTAGGACAGGACTTGTTGGGCAGCAGCAGTGGCGTAGCCCAAAGCAAAGATGATCAATTGCTGTTGCTCTGTCTTGATCTCCAAGAACAGCAAAGCAGCGATAAACAGGAAAGTTGTTGCTACCGTGCCAAGAGCCAAGATCGGAACAACCAACTGGGCCAAAGGAGTTGCGCCAGCCGCCGCCATACCGACTTCACGATTACGGGCGCTGTCGCGGTCTGCGGCCTCTACCTTTGCGTACTCAAGCTCAAGCTCGGCCAGTTTCTGAGCAGCTTGCGGATCACCGGCGATTGCCTCGGCTACCGCTTGGACAGATTCCTCAACACCAAACTTCTCTGCCAGCATTGAAATGGCTTTGCCGCCCAGGGGGCCAGCAACTGCGGTTGCCAGCATCGGAGCTGCGCCCTTAAGAAGATTGAGCAGAGTATCCATAGTTTTCTACCTTGTTAATGGCGCAGTTGCCGTTGCACTTTGCCAGAGCTTCTAATACAAACCAGCCTGTGGCGCCAAGCACCACCACCACGGTAATGATCAGCAGGATCATGGTGACCAGTTCATCAATCGCTTTGTCCTTGCGAGCTTTAGCTTCACGCTCACGGCGTTCTTCATGTGCAGACTCCACATCCATTGCCGCTGCTCTGGCTTTGATCTTGTTCCAGACATCGATTTTCCCAGATTGCATAAATAAGAGCTGAAGCTCGTTTTCAAACCGCTTGGCTTGGTCGAGCGCCATCTCAATCTGGATGGCCGTGCCCATGCTTGACTTGGACTTTTTGGCTTGAACGACAGCCTTGGTGGCGGTTGACTTTGCGTCAAAATACTTTCCCAGCACGGGGCCAAGGGATGAAACGGAATCCACCGTTGCACTGACCTTCTTGATTAAGGCCACAGCGGCCTGGATACCGGCCAAGGCGCTTATGGGATCGATCACTTTTTACGCTCCCGCCATTGCAAGCACCAGACAAGCAAACGATCAGGCGACCAACTCCACTTTACGCATTCAAAAACCGGCGCAGTGATTGCCGGTGGCGGTGGAGGAAGAGCATCCATTACAACCTGTGGCCTATTGAAGTCCAAATGACTGCGGCCATGCTGACCAGCATCACGCCAGATGCTTTGATCAGAATACCTTCAAGGCGTTTCAGCCTGGCATTAATCATTTCATACCGAAAAGCGCAGACCTCCTCATGTGAATTTAGCCGCGCTTCTGTTTCATTGATTGACGCCATCGGAGTTGCTCTTTACAAAGTATTTTTGACCAAAAACCCGTTGAAGGTTGATGTAACCAAAGCAGTTCCAGAAGTCATTGTCCCATTGGCAACAATATCTGTTTTCTCCGGTACATCCAATGCTGGATTATATGAAAAGAATTGAAATCCGTTAGCTGCTCCGATTTTAGAAGTCAGATAGCGGACACCATTAATCGTGCTGTAAAAATTGACTGTGGCAACCTGTGAACCAGTTGTGCCACCGACTGAAAGACTTCCGCTAATTAAACGCAAAGTCCAGTTGGCTGGCACTGTATATACAGCCATTGAAGACACATTGTCGGTGGCAAGAATAAATCCATAGGTGTTGACTGGAACGCCAGCAGTTGCACCACCATTTCCCAGGGAAATGTCACCAACAGGACTATCAGAAAGAACAGTCAGCGTGTTGATACGCAAATAAGACAAAGTAGTCACTCGACCAGTTTGTCCATTCAATGCAACAACTTCTGAAATTTCGTTATAGTTTGAATCAAGACCTTCAATCAAAACCAATTGTGTTGTGTCAGCCGTTGAAGTGCTGTACAGCGTCATTACACTAGCAACAGACGGGAAAACATAAACCGTATCTTTCGGCCAAATGGTTGCATTTGTGGAATCAAAAGCTGCGTTATAACCTGTGCGGAAAATAGAACGCTGCCGTGTGTAACTGCTGGTTGCCATGATGACTCCAAAAATAAATTGTCAATCTTAAAATTATTTTACATTTTATTTTCAGAAAACACATTTACAAATACAGTGCCATCTTCCAGTGCCTCGATTTCATGCCACTCATTTGCAACCAGGTTGACCGGCTGGGTGTGTTTGGTCATCACCAGCTGCTTACCCTCTTTGCGAACTACGCAGCTACCCGCATGACACATAGTCAAATGCGCGTAACGGTGTTGATGGCGCGGCAAACCTTGACCAATCTCAGCATGGAAAACATTGACCGTTGCCCCGTCATAGGTTACCGAATGACTTGGCATGACTGGCGTCATAGTGTTTGTGCGCCCGTGGTGACGGGTTGCTCTACGCCATTGATAATAACTGGCTCAATAACTGGTGCAACATATTCGGCAATTGGGCCATGCACACCCGAAATCAACTCAGCGAACAATGTGCGTCCATGCTCCTCAATATCTAATGGATTTGCTGAAAAAGACATAATTTCATTACCATAAATATCTATAGTTATGTTACAAATAATAGCCGTATGATCCGCATTTGCCCATACGGAGTTATTTACAGAAGTAATTTTCATTTTAAGAAATCCTTAACCAAAGTGATATTGCCATATGTGTATAAGTAAAGCCACAAGTGGTGGAAATACCCGAATAAACATAATTTGCCCCAATATTTCTCCATGTACCAGAACCGACAACTGTAAATGTTGTTGACTGAGAACCTACAACGCCTGTAAAAGTAGTTGTTTGGTCAATGCGGTTGCCATCCACATCACCAAATGTAGTGGTAGCTAAACCTTCTCCAACATTTGGCCCCGCGCCACCTCCAACTGCTGTAACCCTAAAAAGATAGCTTCCACTAACTGTTCCATTTGCAAAACTTTTATTTGCCGTTCCTCTTGAATACATAAATGCAGAAATTGTTCCAACACCCAAATATGTTTGACCTGCAATTGCATTCATTACATCCGCAGTTGATGGGGCCGCTGCTGTAGCTGCAATACTAATAGTTCCAGCACCATTGGTGATGGTGATGTTGCTGCCAGCAGTCAAAGCGGCTTGAGCGTAACCCGTGCCATTGCCAATAAGCAATTGGCCGTTGGTGGGCGCTGTAGTCAGATTTGTGCCGCCATTTGCAACAGGCACTGCGCCTGACAAACTAGTTCCCGCCGCAGCTTGTCCCGCAGTATTAAGATTGTTTGCAAATTGTGCAAGATTAAATGCTTGAGTCATTATGCTGCCCCTGTCCTGCTGTATGTCGTTTGTTGAAGAATATTCAAATTGGTGGTTGGCGTTGTTGTCAAAGAATAAGTTCCTGTGCCAGTAGTGTAATCAGAAGTCAAAACTTGCAATGCTCCATTATTGTAAAGCTCAAAAGCATTTTGATCGTAATTGAAGGAATATGTCCCTTGACTGATTACAGTGTTGACTGCCACGCTACTTGGATTTCCAATTGGAACAGTTAAGTTGCTATCAGCAAATTGAATTATTGTCAGCAAGCCAGTTACATTTGAAGGGAAATTGGTTATTGCTCCACTGACCAAATCGTAATCTTGATCGTTGACTGATGCACCATTGATAAACAATTTTTCAGCGCCGCTGTGAATTGAAAATGTTGTTGGCGTATAGCTGGAAGCTGCACTCAAACTGGCTGTCCATCTGCTAAATGGCCGATAACTAAATCCGGTATTACGGTATTCATAAAAAGTTTGTCCTGCGACCACGCCTGTGACAGTTGTTGTGTAAGTAACTTGATAAGTCACCGGATTGTAAGCAGACACTATATATTGTGTCGGTGTTCCAGTATTCAGGAATGTGTGAATATCGCCAGAAACAATATTTTGATATGGCAGAGCTGAAGAATTGTAAGTCACAACATTGGTGGCGACTGATTGAACGGTTATGTTCAATGAAACATAACTAATAGCAGAGCTGATCGCCCTCATCGACAAAATGGTAATTCGATCATTAAGCACTGCACCCGTACCAAGCGTCACTGTCGTACTATTTTCCGTGTATTCAGTTGTATCAAGCAAAGCACCATTGCGGAACACTAAATCCATCCCAGTGATGTAATTGGCTTGTCTTGCTGTCGGCGTAAACACTGTCTGGCCGGAAGTAGCCACTGCATCAAATCTGGTGTAATAAAAGTCATCAGGCGTAACGAATCCAAGCACTCGCCCATAGATGTCGATTGTTAGCGTGCTGGCTGTTCCTGTCAGCGTTTGAACACCGGAACCAAAATTAAGCAATTGGGCAAGTGATGCAACAACTTTACCATCAAGGTTGTTGGTAATTGCAATCTCGCCAGCGCCGATGTTTGTTGTGCCGGTTTCAATTAGTTGGCCGGTGCGTGCGTCAAGGTCAATAAAGTTTGTTGCACTTGGCAATGCGCTCCAGATTGACGGGTCATAAATTGCCGTGTTAGCCGGAACATACCGAGCAGTGCCAGCTGAATATGCGGCTGGCCCTGTAGCAAAACTAAACTTGCGTCCTTGCCTGTTTGTGTAAAACAAATTATTCGATGTGTTAAAAGCTGGATCAGCAAAATACCATGTGTAATCACCTGCTGTTGCCGAATATGTTGAGGATGCCGAGTTGTAAATTCCGTAATAGTTTTTTCCAGTTGGCGTAGGAGAAATTCCAGTTCCATCTTGATCATCAGCATAAGCAATGACGGCGTAACGCTCAACATACTGGAATGTTGTTGGCCTCCACCGCAAGATGACAGACGAACCAGAAAATGCGCTCTTGCCCAAAGAGTTGACCATGCGAACTGCAAAGTACCAATCACCATTTGGGATGTTGGAAAGAGTCACAGTTCCCATGCTGGAGTTGGGAAGATAGGGATTGCCGCCAGGGTTGATTGCAGTTGTACCTGCAAAAATTCTCTGACTAGGTGTTGGGTTTATAAACGCCGAATAATAAACTTCTGCGTACTGAATGATACCGGCGGAAGATGCCGTTACCACCAAACCAAAGGAAGGGTTTGCAATTGTTGGCTGTAGGTTTACAACAGTGGGCGTGACCAAAGTCCCAAAACCCAAAGGCGAGCTAATGCCGGTATTCGGTGCTGGTGTAAATTGAGTTACCGAAATGTCATCATAGACCGCAGAGTTATATTCCATCAAAGACAAAGTGGCACTGATCGTGCCATCTTCACCAAAGTTCTCAACTACCTGGCCAATCCGAAAAGGTTTTGCAACCCAGCCGTAATTGACATTGGTCACCGAAACGATATCGCCAGCCTCAAGCTGCAAGCCAACATAATTAATAGTCAACTTGATTTGCAAGTCTTCCCGACCACCTTCAAGGAATCGATTGGCAAGATATTGAGCACGCACACCGTTGTTCACCAAAGGCAAATTGATTGACTGCTTATTGACCGGCTCGTTTGGATACATTAATGCAGGGTTCAAAACTGCAAGGTTATATGTTGCGGTGCTGAAAGCATCCTGACTTGATCCATCTGGGAATTTGACTTCTGCAATGTTGTAGCTGCTAGCAATATCAACAGGCGTGATCTGGATTGCCGAAATGATGTTGGAATCATTTAGCGCCATTGCAATGGTATATGTGGGCGATTGAACAATCACGCCCCATGTTCCTGTAATTTCGTTGTACCGAATCAAACAGTCGCAGCAACTTGCCATCAGTTGCAAGTTGTTCATAATCGTCTGGTTTGTATCTAATGTTCCATCAAACTGAAACCGCGCCTGAGTTGCAGTGCCTCCACCAGAAGGTGTGTAGGAAAATGAACCAGAGCAATACGCATTAAGGGCTGTCAACGATGTCGTGTTAATGCTTGCAACAGGAATGGCAGCGCCATAACGGGTAGAGGACAAATAATCAGAAATACAATCGCCAGGATTATTTCTTGGGTTGATGAGTTCAAATTTTGTTTGCTGCAAGCCAGTTAAATTGGCATCTGTGTTGTAAGTCATCTTGATAATTGCAAACGCGCAATTACTCATTAACTTTGCAGAATCCCATTGGTAAACCAAATTGGCATCTTGCATGATTTGAATTGCATTCTGAGTAGTGTTTACGCCAGAATATGATCCATTATTAAACAGATAAAAATTCAAATTTCCCGTAACGGTATCATCTGTAATTCCTGTTGATTCATCAAGCAAACCAATTACTGCCGTTGTGTCTACGGTATCAAAGACACATTTTTTGCCGCCGAAATAAATATCTCCAAATGCAAATGAATCTGGCGTGCCGCCTGTTTCTGTATTTGTAACTTCAGCCAATGTAAGAACATAGTACAAAACTTGATTGTCTTGTGTGATGCTCAAATCAGTAACGATGCCGCCGACATACGCTTGCCCATAAACCACGGGAATTTTGTTGTCGCCAGCAGGAGGCAATTGCAATCGATTGCCAGGGTTTGCGGAATTAATCGAACTATTATCAATGCTTGGCGCAAAAGCCTTGCTGATAATCATTGAAGCAACAATGTTAATGGCAAAAGATGCAATGGCTACACCAGTAGCGCCCAAAGCTGCTCCCGCCAAAATCATATCGCCAAAAACCGCGCCCAAAACAATTGAACCTGGCATTTACATCACCCAAAATTCTTCTAGTTTATTAAATCCAAACTTATCGTATTTTAAGTCGGGGCTGTTTACCATCTTGCTGATAAAGAAGGCAGATATGCGACCTTCATTTTTAAGCGCTTGTCCATGTTCAACATACGCACTCAACAACCGATGGCCTCCAGAGCCGCCACGGGCCTCTGGATTCATCCAATAGGCCATCTCAGTCATCACCAAATGCTTTGGACTCCATGCGCTACTAGCAACTTGTGCCAGCAACATGCCGTCAACTTTATCAGACTCGACTAAAAGTGCAACACCTCGACCAGCCATAATTTCAGTCAATACGCGAGTCACATAAATCTCATCATCTGCATCATGCAAAAACGGCAATGGCGTTTGCGCTCGATATTGCCGCAGCATATCTAAGATTACGGGAATATCAAAAGGAGTTGCATCACGCACTCTCATTTTTTCCAAACGCATAGTTAATGGTGGAAATAAAATTTACGCGATCCATTGAGGTGTCGTTTGGCGTTGAAGCTTGCCACGCATTGTCATTTGTATATCGGCCAGCAGTGCGGTTTTGCAAAATCAACTGAAAGCTTGAGGCGCTGATTGTCACTACGCCAGTAAACGCTCTGGCTTCTTCCATCCATTGCTCAGAAATGGAAAATGAATTGATGTAGCCGTTAAAGTATTTGTAAACACCAGTACTGCCAGCAGAACTAGACCAGCCAATGATATTTGATAAATTATTTGACCATGCAATTGGCGCAGATGAATTATTTAACCATGACACGGTTGAATCGGTTATCAACTCATTGTTGCTGTTAAAAAACGCATGCCACAATTCAATTTGTGACCCTTTGATTTTTGAGCCAAGCACCAGCCCCAGCATGGCCGTATCAATGCCAACCATCGTGACAGTCGTTTCATTGGCAGTGCTTTTAATATCACGCTGCGCTGAATTTACTGCAATTAGTTGACCAAGTGCCGTAAAAGGAAGCGCAGAAATTGAAGGAATGGTAATTGCATATGGCGCAGTAGAAAACAGATAAGTAGCGTCAGGCGTTGTTAGACGAAAGAAATCCGCATAACGAATGACATTTGTGTTTTGTACAGGCCCAATCGAATTCATAGCACGACCTCTGTTGCTGAAAACTCACCAGACCACGAAATAAAGCTGTCATTTGTCATTGGTACAAGCGTGTAGGTTGGGTAATCCCGCACAACAACAGGAAATGTAATTCCAGTGTATGTTGAGCCACCCAATGATGCGGTTGTTCCAAATTGCCCAATTACCGGCGCAACAGGTGTTGAAACAACAGTCATCAAAGACCGATGAACAGGAATGTTTACTGTAGCTGCGCCACCGCGCAAAACATCAGCAGTTGCAATGTATGCATAGCGATCAATCTGAATAAAATCACCGGCTTTAACGATAAAGCTTCCAGCAGATATTGCCGGCAAACTACCCAAGACAATTGTTTTGTTCGCGGAAGAAGTCTGAATTGCTGTTGCAATGATTTGTGCGCTACTCATATCGCCTTGATAGACAATGTAATTGAGCCAACCAGTTGTACCGAAATTCAAATACTGCTCTGTGATTCGGTCAGCAACGCGCAAGGTAGACAAAATGGCGCGGCTTTGCGTGTACAGCAAATAATTCATTGGCTTGATCGCAAACTGAAACGGTTGAACCGTCAGAATTTCTGAGGTGCTAATCCTCATGTTGCGGCTCATCATTTGACCGGCAAATTTGTGGTCATTGATTCCAACAGATTCCGCAATAGCAAGTATGGATTGGAGGCTCATTGGGCAATCCGATAAGTTATATAGGTTGCTGTCGCTGTTTTTCGGGTACGAAATCTAGCCGATGTGCTAATGGCAACTGTAGCGTTTCCAACAATGGTATGACCCGTGCCGCCCGCTATAGTAATTGCACCAGTGCTAGAACCCAAATTAATAACAGTCCAATCAAAACCCATGTTTGCCACCACTGAAGCAGGAACACCGCCATCAATTAATGTGCCAGTAGGCAAAGTAAAAGTAATTGCGGTTGCCGATGTGCCAGTAATGATTTGCGTAAGCAAGTTAGCAATGGTCAGCGTAACAGTTGCTGAAAATGCGCTTGGCGCTGGTTGAGTAAAGTAAAGCTCACCCCCGCCAGTCATGAAAATATCGCCTGAAGTTGTCAGGGTTGTAAACGCGCCCGTGGATGCCACTGTGCTGCCGATGGCCGGAGGAGATGCCAGGTAAGTGCTAAACCCCGTGCCGGAGACAGTGCTGCTGGCGCTCAAGGTAGTAAACGCGCCTGTACTAGCTACGGTTGCCCCAATGCTCATTCGATTGATCGTGCCAGCAGTTGCGGGGCTGATGGTGACCACACCCGTACCTGTGGGAGATAAGACCACATTGGCGCTGGCCGGACTAAGCGTGACTGCTGCCGATGCCGCCAAGGTTGTAAATGAACCAGCAGCCGCTGTTGTCGCGCCAATTGACATCCGGTTAATCGTGCCAGCAGTTGCAGGATTGATAGTAACCAAACCTGTGCCAGTTGGCGACAAAACCACATTGGCACTGGCTGGACTTAGGGTAGTTGCGCCCGATGCGGTCAGCGTTGTAAACGCCCCCGTTGACGCTGTGGTTGCGCCAATGCTCATCCTATTGATTGTCCCAGCAGTCGCTGGATTGATCGTCACCACGCCCGTTCCAGTTGGCGAGATCACCACATTCAAGTTGGCTGGACTAAGTGCCACTGCGCCAGTTGCCGACAATGTGTAATTGATCGTCATTGTCGATGCAGCAATTGCATAGGCGGCATCATAGTAAGCAAAGTTGGCATCCAGATTCGCCAATGGAATCGTAGATACTGCTGACGCAAATGAATTTGGGACTGCCATAATTTTTCCTTACCGTGACATTGGAACGCTACGATTAGCCGACTGATAAGCCGACCAAACCGATGCTTTGTTTTTAGCCAAGAACTGAAGGCCAGATTGCGTATCAATGGCGCTCATGTTCTGAATGAATGGGCCATTGTAATTTACAGTTTGACCGCCGCCACCCATGCCAGCCAACGCATGATTGGGAATAATCGTCCCAGCAGTCTTTGGCACAAACAATTCTGGCCCTCGTTCGCCAACCACGCTTACGCGACCAACCGGAGGATCGCCGCCATCCGCATAGCCGCCACCAGGCTGCATTGGGATAATTGTGTTTGCATTGCTTGGCACAAACATGTTTGAAAGCAAACCGCCAATGCCTTTCATCATGCTCAACATTTGCGCTTGCATTTGAATGGAAATTAACCCTTGAATAATTGATCGGGTCAAATCCTTAAAACTGAGTTTGCCAGTGCGAACAAAGTTATCCAGTGATGTTTGCATATTGCCCATGACCGAATCAAACATTTGACCGCCACGCTCGAATTCTGTTTTGGCATTGCGGAAAGTGGCATCAGCGGCAAACAAAAAACCTTGACCAATGCCACCCTCTCGGGATTGCCGTGCAATATCTAGTCTAGTTTTTTCAAGATCAATGGCTTGTTGTGCCAAAGCATTGTTTCGCTCAAGTGCTTCTTTTTTGGCGGTTTGAGTAAGCGCATCATTTGTATTGATGAGTTCAATTGCATCTTTGCGTTGCCATTCAATTTTCATTAATGTTTGAGCATATTGCAAATCTTCATCGCGCATTGTTTTGCCGTTGTTTTGCAAAATCAACATTTCTTTTTCACGGTCAAGAGATATGCTGGCAAGTTGTTGCCGCATCTTTTCAGCTTGATTTCCTTTTTGCAAAATTGCATCTTGGGCAGCTTGTTCTTGCCTATTTGCCAATCGGCTACGCTCCTCTTCTTCATATCCTTTGATATAAAGATCGAGTAATTTTTTTGCATCTGCAATATCTTTGGCTTTGGCGGCTTTGCCTTGCTCAACATTGCGCCGGTTTCCTGCTGGTGCTGCTCCGGTTTGCCCTTCATCGCCGCGCATAAAACCGCGACCACCACCAGAATCACCCATGATTCGGCGCTCAAATGATTCTAATTTTGCAGCGCGTTGATCAGATTCTGCCCAATACTTTTCATTTGCAGCACGCGCACCGGCAAAATCAAACTTTGCCAGCAATTTTGCATTGTCAATTGTGTGACCAATTTCACGCGCAATTCCTTCAAAAACAAACGCAACATTTGCACCGACAACAGCAATTGTTTGAAACGCTACTTTGAACACAGAGCCAAAAGTAGCACCCTGCCCATTAATGTCTTTCATGTATTCCAGCGTAGCTTTTAATGGAGGCCCAAGCTCAGAAGCAAGCATAGTTGCGAAATCGCGCCCAGCTTGCGCCAGCATGTCATAAGCAGCCGCAGCCGCCTCAATTCCCCGTGCCTGTTCATCGCTTGCGCCAGCGCCAGCTTTTAACTCGTCATTAAGCGCGACAAAATCAACACCTTTTGCAGCTTTGCCAAAAAGCTCCATTGCTTTGGCGTTGCGAGTAATGGGATCAGTCATTTCGGCAAGAGACTGAACGGCTTTGTTGAACATGGAATCCATGTCCATTTTGCGAAGGTCATCCAACGACAAACCTAGTTTTGCAAATGTTTTTTGGACTTCATCTCCGCCATCTGCCGCTTTATCTATGCTTGCGGTAAATGCTGACATCAACTTGCCAGCGTTATCTGCTGCTCCGCCAGAATTGGCAAGTGCATTACGCAATTTCAAAACGGAATCAATAGCAACTTCATTTGCTTTTGCGGTATCAGCAATTTCATCAGCATATTTAAGCGCAGCAGCACTAGCAGCAATCAATGCAACAGCAGCAATTTTTCCATGTTTTTCAACAGCACCAGATAGTGATTCAAGCTTTTTTCCAGCCGCATCAATGCCACGGCTAAACTCTGCGCTATCAAGGCCAAGAACTACGCCCAATCGACCGATAAAATTAGCCATGTTTTACCTTAAACTTTTCTGGATCAAAGCCTGGCGCAGAACTTAAAAAGGTCTTTAGCGCATTATTTGCTGATTCTTTTTGCTCTTCCGCTGTCATTGGCGGCACTATGTAATCATAAACATTATTCAAAATTTTGGCTAATTTGTAATCAGGCGCATCCTTTGGCCTCATGTAATTAAAAACCCCTGCCGTCAATTGGCCAAGACAAGTCAAAATGCCATGATTACCAATTGCGCCATCTGCATACATTGTTTGGATTCTGGTCATGGTTACTTCATCCAATTGCGCCAGTGTTTCGTGAGTATGCCCATTGAAGACCATCGCGCATTCCACTTGCGTCCTCAATGAGCCAATCAGTTTCCCCGCGCTTCCTTATATGTCGGGCTGATAGCTTCCGCAATCTTTTCAATCAAAGCAATTTGCACGGAAGACGGAAATTCAGCCTCAATGTCGGCAAAGGTAATATCATCCATGTTGGCGGTTTCATCTTCCGGAATCAACAATTTGATGTATTCCGTAATTTTGTTTTCCATCATGGCTTTATTTTTTGCCGCCTCACGCATTGAGCGACCTTTTACCAAAACATCAGTTTCAGTAAATTCAATTTCCATGTCTGGAGTTGCATCAGCTTTGAAACGAATCAATGGCTCAGACATTGCAGAATAAAGCCGCTCAATGTGCGCCTCATCTGGATTCATAATTCGTTCATACATTCCATCAGATTCCGCAACAAAAGGGATTCTGACTTTGAAAATATGCCCACCAAGCTCAAAGCTGCGTGTGAAAATTTGCTGGCGTTTGGATTCATATTTCCCGCCAAGAACACCTGATAATTTTGTCATGTTTATTTCCTGTTTTTACTTGCAAATTGTTGTATCCTGCGCCCCAAAATTTCACCCAATCGAATGACAGTGGATTGCGCGTTTGCCTCTAATGCTGGTCGCAAATATGGATGGGCAGAATTTTTTGCCGTGCCAAACTCTTGCGCCACGACCCTTGCATCAGACTTTATTCCCATAAAGCTGTTTGCATTTTCAACACCCATTTTAGAAAGTCGCTTTCTCCCACCCCCAAGGCCTTTCCCTTCCCTCATTGCTTCCACCTTTTTGCCCGATTCCCTTGTCACCCCACCCCTTACCCTAACCG